GTTACAAGAACAAATAGCACATCATTAAGTGTTACGGTTCCAGCATTAAGTGCTGATGATTATGATGTAACAGTTATTAATAATGATGGTATGCAAGCAATCTTAACTGATGGATTATCGGTTAATGGTACACCAGCATTTAGTACTGCTTCTGGTAGTTTAGGTGATATTATTAATGATGTTGCAATAACTAAAATTACTATTGTTGCATCCGAAGATGATTCAGGTGATATTTCATACACAGTTACTACGGGTTCATTACCAACAGGATTAAGTATTGATTCTTCAAGCGACTCAGCTGGAACGATTAGTGGAACACCAACAGGCTATACTTCAGAATCTACAGTAAACTTTACGATTACTGCTACTGATGATGAAAATCAGACAACTACTAGAAACTTTAGTTTAACTGTACTTGTTGGATTTTATGACTATGAAATTAATCAGTCATTAATATTTGATAGAAATGATAATCATTATTTAAGTAGAAACTATGGTGGTAATAGAACATCTTGGACATATTCTATTTGGACAAAACCTACTAGAAAATCTGGTTCAGGAGAAAATTGTTATCTTTCAGCTGGTAACTATGCTTATGGTGCTTTTATTGCTGAAGATAATGGAAGTGGTAATCAAATAAATTGGGGTGAATATGCTGGTGGTTATCAGTATCAATTAAGAACGGAAACAACACTAAAAGATTTAGCTTCTTGGTATCATCTTGTTTTTGTTTGGGATAGTGCTAATGCTACTGCCTCAGAAAGAATGAGAATTTATATAAATGGAGAAAGACTTACATATTTTGCTGCAGCAAATTATCCATCACAAAATTATCTAAGTGATATTAATGGTAATGATTGGCACGCTATAGGTTCTAGATATTATGATGGTTCATATGATATGGACGGTTATTTAGCAGAAGCTCATTTTATTGATGGTTCTTCATTAGATGCATCATACTTTGGCGAAACTAAAAATGGCGTATGGACACCTAAAGACTACACGGGGTCATACGGAAATAGTGGTTGGCATCTAGATTTTGCTGATAGCTCTAACTTTGGTAATGATGTATCAGGAAACAATAACGATTGGAATGTTAATGGGGTTGGTTTTAGAGACTCATTAGATACACCAACAAATAATTTTTGTACACTTAATCCTTTAGTACCGTCATCTAAAGTAACTCTTACTGAGGGTGCTTTAAGATTTGAAAGAGCTAGTAATATTGGAGATTGGGGTTCAACTGTTGGTTCAATGTTAATACCTAGTACTGGTAAATGGTATTTTGAGATGTGTCATACTGGAGCTTTAGATGGTGCTGGTGTAGGTATAGCAAGACCTGATATTGATACAACACAAGACGATTATGATTTTTGGGGTTAGCATAGCGGACCAGGGGGTGGAGTAGACTATCTTGTTAGAAACCCTGCTAAATCTTCTATAACACAACAAGCAGTTATAGGTGATATTTATCAAGTTGCTTTTGATGCTGATAATGGAAAATTATGGATAGGTAGAAATAATACTTGGGGTATAAATGGTGGAACTCCAGTTACTCCAACTGACCCTAATTCTAATTTTACAAATTTATCTGGAGAGTTTATGCCAGCAGTAAGTGCTAGACTTAATGGAGATGGTGTTGTTAACTTTGGTCAAGACTCAACTTTTGCAGGTAATAAAACTAAACAGAACAATACAGATGGTAATTCTATTGGTGATTTTTACTATACACCTCCTAGTGGTTTCTTAGCATTATGTAATGAGAACTTACCAAATAATACATTTGATTTGAATACAGGTGAAAAGCCTAGTGAGCATTTTAATATTGTGACATATACTGGTAACGATTCAACTAATAGTATTACTGGAGTTGGTTTTCAACCAGATTTCTTATGGCAAAAGGAAAGAGGTGGTGTTGCCTCTCATTCATTAAGTGATGTGTTGCGTGGTGCTGGTAAACATCTACCATCAGATGCGGGTGTTGCTGAATTGACTTCTGCTTCTGGAACTGATGTTGTTTCTTTTGACTCAGATGGTTTCACTTTAGGCAGTAGTAATTATGACCGAGTTAATGTTAATGGTGACACCTATGTAGCGTGGTGCTGGAAAGCAAATGGTGCTGGAGTATCAAATACAAATGGTACAATCACTTCTACTGTCTCTGCTAATACAACAGCAGGATTTAGTATCATTAGTTATACGGGTACAGGAAGTGCTGCTACTGTAGGACACGGATTATCTTCAGCACCTGAGATGATGATTTTTAAAGTTAGAAATTCAACAAACTCTTGGACTACTTATCATAAAGAAATAGGGGCTACTAAATATCTCGAGCTAGATACATCAGGAGGAGCTGGTACAGCTAGTAGTACATTTAATAACACAGCACCTACATCTAGTGTATTTAGTGTTAATACAGCAAACAGTACTAATGCAAGTGGTAATAACTTTATTTGCTATGCTTGGCATTCTGTTCCTGGTTTTAGTAAAGTAGGTTCATATGATGGTAATAGTTCTACTGATGGTACATTTGTTTATACTGGATTTAGACCTGCATTTGTATTAATTAAATATACTGGTTCTGGTGAAGGCTGGAATATGCAAGATACTGCAAGGTATCCTGAGAATGGTCCTAATGCAAACGTATTAAGAGCAGACCTTAGTAATGCAGAAGCAAACTCTTCAGCATCTAAAATAGATTTTGTAAGTAATGGATTTAAACATAGAGCAACTGATTGGTCATTAAATGCAAGTGGTTATACTTACATTTACATAGCATTTGCAGAAGATCCTTTTAAGTATGGTAATTCAAGGTAGTATAAATATATAAATAAGATATAAAATAGAGAAATTTTATGGCAAACCCAACATCAAGAGATACATTAATCGATTACTGCTTACGTAGTTTGGGTGCACCTGTACTTGATATTAACGTAGATGAAGATCAAATTGAAGATAGAATTGATGAAGCAATTCAATATTATCAGGAGTTTCATTCAGATGCAACTCAAAGAGGTTATTTAAAACATCAATTAACTTCTACAGATATTACAAATAAGTATATTACGTTAACGACAGATATTCAATTTGTTTCGAGAATGTTTAGAGTATCATCTACATTTGCTCAAACTGGTAATATGTTTGATATTAAATATCAAATGGCATTAAATGATATGTGGGATCTCACTAAATGGGCTGGTGATCTTTCATATTACGAGCAATTACAACAATATCTTTCTACATTAGATATGAAACTCAATGGTTCACCTATTGTAGATTTTGTACGTAAACAAAATAGACTTTATATTCATGGTAATATTGAAGATGAAGATTTAAAAGAAAACGATTATATTGTTTTAGAAACTTATACAACTATTGATCCTGATACACATACCGCAGTTTATAACGATTTGTGGTTAAAGCAATACTGTACATCATTAATTAAGAAACAGTGGGGTCAAAACTTAATGAAGTTTGAAGGCATGCAATTACAAGGAGGAGTCATCATTAACGGAAGACAAATGTATGATGATGCTCTGGCAGAAATATCAGAACTGCAAGAGAAAATCAGATTAGAGCATGAATTTCCGGCAGACTTTTTTATAGGATGACATGGCTAAAAATATTTACTTTCCAGAAAAGGTTAGATCAGAACACGAGCTATACGAAAATTTAGTCATAGAATCTTTAAAGATTTATGGCAATGAAGTCTATTACCTTCCAAGAGATCTAGTTAACGAAGATACTATCTTTGGTGATGATCCTGTATCATCATTTAATTCCTCATATAAAATCGAAATGTATATTGATAACATTGAAGGTTTTGATGGTGAGGGAGATCTATTTACAAGATTTGGTGTAGAGATTCGTGATGAAGCAACCTTTGTAGTATCAAGACGTAGATGGTCTCAAATCATTGAAAGATATGATAATGATATTACTGGTGAAAGACCAAGAGAAGGTGATTTAATTTATTTCCCTCTTACAAATAAGTTATTTCAAATCAATCATGTAGAACACGAACAACCATTTTATCAGATTGGTAATATTAACACATATAAGATGCGTTGTCAATTATTCGAGTATACTGGAGAAGATCTCGATACTGGTATTGATGAAATTGATGAAGTACAAAATGATTACTCATATACATATTTAGTAACAACAGATTCATCAAGTGTACAAGATCCAACAAATCAGAATTGGCAAGCTTTACAAACACTATCAGATGGTACTATTGTTTCTGGTGAGGTATTAGCTTATTCTGATTCAGATAATATATGGCATATTGGAAATGTTGGTGCTGATGATGGTAAATATCATTCATTTACAACTGGTACATTAGTATTACGAAGTGGTAGAGTTGATTATCGTGGTGATTATATTGATTCATCATTTACAATTACTGCAGTGACTGAACAAAATAATGTAGCACAAAACGAACAGAATGATGATTTCTCAGATTTTGGTGATGATTTCTTAGACTTTACAGAAACAAACCCATTTGGAGAACCTAGCTAATGAGCGACGATATTTTTGATTTCGGCTTTACTGCAGTCGATGAAAACGAATTAGAAGCAGTACAACAGGTTAGTGCTAAAACTGCAGAACTAGAAGATACTGCATTAAGTACACAGGAGAAATTAGATAAATTATATAATGCTATTACACCATTATTAAATAATCTTAAGAAAAATCCAGAGAAAGAATATATTCTTTGGCCTGATAGATTAAATAAGGTAGAGCAATTTGAAACACATTTACAGGGAATATATAATAGCTAATGTTTGGTAGTCATTTTTATCACGAGAAAACACGCAAATGTGTAGCAGCATTTGGTAGATTGTTTAACAACATCTACGTGGTTCGCAATAACGCGAGTGATGGAGGCTATGGTCAAACAAAAGTACCATTATCATATGCACCTAAATCAAAATATCTGGAAAGAATTAGAGAAAATCCAGATGTATTAACAGATACAAAAATAGCTCTCAAATTACCAAGAATGTCATTTGAAATAAATGGTATTACATTTGATAGCACAAGACAACTACAAAAAGTAAATAGCGTAAGTGGATTAGCCGCTTCTGGTTCTAATGCAGCTAGAAGTAAATTATATACTGGCGTTCCATATATTCTTTCTTTTCAATTAAACATTTATGCAAAATCACAAGATGATGCATTACAAATAGTAGAACAAATTTTACCAACTTTTAGTCCTCAATATTCTTTAACAATGATTCCATATAAGAATGAACTTCCTGATTATAGAGAAGATATTCCTATTACAATCGTTGGTGTAGGATTCAATGATGACTTTGAAGGTGAAGTGGGAGCTAGACGTACAATCGTCTACAATTTAGATTTTGAAATGCGAGTTTCTTATCACGGTGGATTTAGTGATGGTGAGATTATTCGTAAATCAACATCTAAACTTTATGAAATGGATGCAGGTAATCTTATTGCAGATTCAGATGGATTTGTAAGTAGAGTAGAGATTACACCTGATCCAACAACTATTATAGGATTAGCAGACAGTGACTTCGGATTCACAGAAACATGGTATGACTCAGCAGGTTGATAAGAATCAATCACGAGATTACGATTACTCGAGAGATACATACTATGAACTAATAGAAAAAGGCAAGGAAGCTCTTGAGGATATGATTGAAGTTGCGCGTGAGTCAGAACATCCAAGAGCATTTGAAGTTCTATCAGGTATGATTAAAAATATATCTGATGTGAATGATAAATTAATGGATCTCAATAAAAAGACAAAGGATCTGGAAAAGAAAGAAGACGTGAAGCAAGTAGAAAATCAACAGAATAATTTCTACTTAGGATCAACTGCCGACATACAAAAAATGTTAAGGCAAACTGAGAATATTATTGATGCAGAACCAGACGACAACATACCTAGGGAATCCTAATGTAAAGAGAGATGGCGTTCAAGAATCTTGGACTCCTGAACTTCTTCAAGAATATCAGAAATGCATGATGGACCCAGTCTATTTTGCAGAGAAATATGTTAAAGTTATTTCTCTTGATAGAGGTTTAGTCCCTTTTAAATTATATCCATATCAAAAGAAAATGTTTTCTCAGTTTAATTCTGAGAGATATAATATTGTATTAGCATGTCGTCAATCAGGTAAATCTATATCTGCTTGTGCTTATCTTCTTTGGTTTGCATTATTTAAACCCGAACAAACTGTA